AACGAGGTGCTTTGAGGTACTACATGAGACACCCAAATAATATTTTTGGGTAATACTATATACGAGGACGGTATAGTACCAAGGTTTGAGGAGCACATAAAAAACGATCCAGCATGGCAGGTAATAGTACTACCAATATACGATAAACAAGGGCAAATAGTTTGGGACAGGTTTGTAGAAACAGACAAAGAGGCACAGGAGCTAAACCAAGGCATATACGAGGTAAATAAAAGATATACAAGCTTGGAGACTGAGAGGAGGAGACTTGGAGCTATAAGCTTTGGGCAAAACTACTTATTGGAGCCATACCTACAAGGCCAGCACATAATTACCAGGGACATGATCCAGTGGGACAGCAACTGCAAAAGCTACAAGTTTGATAAAGTACAAATTGGTGTAGATCCTGCCGTAAGTGAGAAAACAGGCAGCGATAGGTTTGGTATATGTGTGGCAGGGTTTTTGAGCGACCGTAAATATATATTGGAGTGTTTGGGTTTAGAGGGTGAGGAGAAAAACATAAAAAGGGCCACGGCAATAGTTAGGGCCTTGTATGAAAAACGGCAAGCAAGCCGTGTAGTGGTAGAGACAGTGGCATACCAGGCAGTACTCAAAACTATATTTAAAGACATGGGGTTGGCTGTGCAAGAGCAAAAGACCACCAAAGATAAAACGACCAGGTTAATGGAAAAACAAATACAATTTGAGGACCACAAAATATACTTTGCACCTGGCACTGAGGAATTAGTAGACGAGTTGCTAAGCTACCCAAATGCAGAGCACGACGACCGTATAGATGCAATGTTATTTAGTATAACGGAGCAAAACAGGAGCTTTTTTATATCCTCATTTTAGCACCATGAGTAATAAAAAGCTTAAAAAACCTATAAACCAAAGGGGGCATTGGGTACCCTTTAAAAGCGAGGCACTGGATCTATTGGCTTGCGAGGCCTTAGTAATGGAGTTTGTACAGCAAGGTAGTAGCCTGGGCGAGGATGTAAAACCTATAACAGATATAAGCCTGTATGAGTTTTGGTGCTACATACAACACAAAAAGGACAAATTACAGGAGGAGCGAGAGCAATAGAAAATAGCATTTTTATTTGTTAAAATATTATAATGGCAAAAATTTATACAAAGGTAAATGAGACTACTTTTACAGTGGAGGAAACAAAAACACTAAAAGACAATGTAGATGCAAAGGCACAATTTGAGTTAATGGCACAGCAAATTAGTAGAGTTAAAAGTATTGTAGGTCAGGTAAAGCAAAATAGGGATCTAATAGAAAAAACAGTAAACTGGTACAATACATGGGTAGATATTTTAAACGAGGCAAAAGCAAACTGCCACCTTGCATACAAGGAATTAGAAAAAATAACCTTGCCTGAGGGTTGGACAGTAGAAAATATAGACCTAAGCAAATTGCCTAAATTAGACATAAAAAGGGACGAGGAAATGAACGAGGAAAAAGCAACCTTGACATTTTAAGGGTAAAAAAACAGCAGTTGGCAAAACTTTAACAGGTAAGGACTACCCTATTGTTTTTACTTGTTTATGGTTTTGCCAATTAGCTTTGTAATTTTGAGTTTGTGAGTATACACAATTATAATTTATAACCAAGCAAAATACATGAGGGTGTTTTGATTAGAAATAAACAGGGCTAAAAAATTGGAGCCACAAAGTAAAAAAAGCTTTTTGGGTAGCACCAGGGGCCTATCGCTTATAGGAGATTTTGTACTAAACCAAAATATATTTTACGATCTATACAAAGCCAATGGAGACATTAGGCAATGTGTAAGGAAAATATCAAACTCTGTTGGTAGAAATGGTATATATTTATTGGACAATGACAGCCAAATAGTAGATAATGCCGAAATGACAGCAGAGGTTTGGAGGATGTTTAAAACACCTACCTGGCTAAAATTTAAGGTAGATGTTTTTAGAAATTACCTATGTAGTGGTGAGGTATACATAGTACCAGTACAAAATATAGCTGGTAAGGTTGTAAGTTTTCAAGTATTAGACAGCCGTGTAATTACCAAATATACAGACAAATATGGTAATATATACAAGTTTACAGCCAGTACAAAAACTGGTGAGACTAAAATATATACACCTGATCAAATAGCTTTTTTTAAGTTGGAGGACGATGTAAACAATAGTAATAATGGTATGGGGCTTTTGCATAGCCTTATTTATGACGGTTTAAGCGATTTGGAGGCAAGCAAAACAAATTATGCTTTATACCAAAATAGTGCTATACCAAGTGCCATGTTATTATTGGACGGTGAGCTAAGCAAAGAGGAGATGCAAAATGCTAAGGAACAGTTTGACCTACAATATAAAGGTAGCGAAAATGCACACAAAACTTTAATTGCATGAGGTGTAAAAGATATAAAAATACTAAGTTTAACACCAAGGGATATGGAATTTATAAACCAAAGGCACATGACCACAGAAAAAGTAGCAGCAGTATTTGGTGTGCCAAAGTCTATACTTGGTTATGTAGATAATGTAAACTACTCTAACGGTAGGGAGCAAAGGAAAGAGTACTTAGAGGGTACAATTAGACCATACGAGGTAGATTTTGAGAATATGCTAAACAAACTATTACAAATGTTTGTACCAGGTATGTGGGAGAGCATATATATAAAGTGCGACGGTGAGCAATTAGAGGAAACACAGGAGCGATACGATGGACAAAGGGCAGATATAGACCGTGGTATACTAACCATAAATGAGGTAAGAGTTGACAGAGGGTTAGAGCCAAGCAATGAGCCAAATTGTGATAAACATATAACCAGCCGTAATGCTGTACTTTTAGAGGATATAGCATTGGATGCTGTTTTAGATCCTAACGAGGTATAATGCCAGTAAGTGCTAATTACAGGAGGATAAAGCAATACGAGGTTAAGGCTTATACAATTTGCCAAAAGAGTTTAGCCAAGCAATATAAGTTTTTGCAGGAAAACTTGGAGGACCTATACAATAACTACAAGTATAACATAAATTTGTGCTATGACTTGCTAAACAATGAGCATGTCCACATATACCCACTAAAAAAAAGCTGGGACGAGGAATATGGAGGCGAGCCATTGGCAGGTTTTTGGAGGGCCATGGGTGTTAATGATATGATCCTGGATGTAGTAAAACCAGTAAGCAATGCTGTGGAGAAATGATACAAAAAAAGGTACAGGAAATGGGCAAAGGTTTTGGCACAAAATGGGTTTAGTTACTACCCTGAGGCAATAACGGACTATGCAACACAATTTGGGCAATTAAACCTGAGCAACTATAAATGATCTATAAGCCACACTACTAAATTTGAGGTAATAAGTGTACTTAAAGACGGTATAGATAACAGCCTAACACCTGAGCAGGTAGCAAAAAATATTGAGGCTATACAGCCAAGGGTGTTTAGTAAAGCCAGGGCAAGGACAATAGCGACCACAGAAATTGGTAAAGCATACGAGTACGGTAACTATATGCCAGTACAGCAGTTAAACAGTGTAGGTGTTAATGTTAAAAAATATTGGCTAACTTGCAACGATGCAAGAGTAAGGCCTGAGCACATGGCATGCGAGGACGAGGGGCGAAAACCTTTGGACTATGTGTACCCAAGTGTGGGTGTGGAAATATGCCCAGAGGGTGTTAATTGCCGTTGCTCTATGGAGTACGATTTTGATTTATAAACTAACATAGTAAAATGCAAGTAAAATTAACTAAAAACCAAGATTTTTTCCAAATTACTACCAAGTCAGTTAATGAAATTGTAGAAAATGACAAAGTAGTAGGGGTAGAAATTGAGGGTTATGCCTCTACAAAAGATAAGGACAGAGGTAAAGACATTGTAGAGCCAACAGCTTTTAAAAATGCCTTGGATCTATACATGACAAACCCAGTAGTATTATTGCAGCATGATACAGACAAGCCTATTGGTTTGGTAACACAGGCTACAATAGACAGCAAAGGGTTATATGTAAAAGCAAAAATTACTGAGGACACAGACGGTGTATTTAGTAAACTAAAAAACAAAGTGCTTAGAGCTTTTAGTATTGGTTACCGTATAAAAGACTATGAAATAAACGAGGTAAAAGACGACCAGGGGGATGTAACAGGTTGGGAGCAAATAATAAAAGACTTAGAGCTTTTTGAAATTAGCTTGGTAAGTATACCTATGAACCCTTATGCCTTAACAAAAAGCATGGCAAATTGCTTTGAGGAGGTAAAGGAGGAAACAGTAGAGCCTGAGCAACCAGTAGAAAATACAGACGAGGAAATAACAACAGATCCAAACGAGGTAGATACAAGCTTAATTGAGGACGACACTTTACAAGAAATAAACGAAATAACAGAAAGCGAGGAAACCACAGAGGAAAACGAGGAAAGTGTAGAAAACGAGGAAACAGTAGAAAGCGAGGAAACAAAGGAAAATGAGGAGGAAACACCAGCAGAGCCTGAGGCTGAAAATGTAGAGCCTGAGGCAGAGCCAAACGAGGCAGTAGATAATACTGAAATAAGCGAGGAAACAACGGACAACTCTGAAAATGGGGCTGAAACTGCACCAAGCGAGGGTGAAACAGACCAAGCTGAAAAAGCCGTAAATGTAGAATTGCAAAAAAAGGCCAACAGTTTTGATTATGAGGCTAAAATGTTAGAGCAGGATAAAAAAATTGCTGATCTAACACAAAAATTGGATAATGCAACAGAGGTTATTAAAGCCTGTGTAGATGTATTAAACCAATTAAACGAAACCGTAGAAAATACGGCAGTAAAGACTGGTTTTATTTATGAAAGGCCAGCCGAAAAAGCTAAAAAAGGTTACTGAGCAGTAGCCCAATTAGCAAAATCTATTTAATTTGTAAATCTTTTTAAAAATGAATTTAAAAGAATTAACAGTAAAAGCTAAAAAGCTTTGGGATCCTAATTTTGTAGAGGATGTAAATGTTGCTGAGGATGTAAAGGCCAATGAGGTTATGAATACATGAGCAACAGCTTTTGGTACTGAACTTATACCAACAAATGTTATGTTAGATCCAATGTTGGACTTAGTACCTGAGTACTCAAAATTATTGCCTTTGTTACCAGGTAACCATGGTAATAACATGCCTATTAGTGCAAAAGTACCTGTAATATGAGAGGCAGAACTATTTAAAGGTAACACAGAATGGACTACATGAGCTGGTGCTTTTGTTACACCTGCTAACAATGGACCTGCTACATGAGCAGTTACTATTACACAATGACAATATATACTAACAGTGTCTTTGTCAAAAAGAGAATTAAATTATGGACCTGCTCAATTAGAGGCTCTAATTAGAGAAAGAATAAACAGAGCAGCTGCAAGGACTATTGATGCTGTAATTATAAACTGAGATGCTGAAACAGGATCTACTGGAAATGTAAACAGCGACGATGCAGCACCTACAACAGGACTTTACTATTTACAAAACGACCACGGTATTAGAGAATTGGCTATAAACAACTCTAAAACAGTTAATGCTGGTACTTTGGATAGTGGAGACTTTTTGGCTGTATTGGCTTTATTGGATCCATGATACCAAAGCATGTTACAAGACTTGTTAATTTTAATGCCAAGCTCTGTATACATGAAAACTTTGGCTTTAACAGAGGTAGTAACAATGGATAAATTTGGACCAAATGCAACTATTGCAAGTGGTATTTTGGCTAAGATATGGAACATTGACATTTTAGTTGCAAGAGACCGACCTTTGGCTGAGGCTGACGGTAAAGTAAGTGCTACTGCATCTAATAATACAAAATGATCTTTTGGAATTATTTATAAACCAGCAGTACAATACTGATTTGGACAACCATTAGAAATTGATGCCTTTAAAGTACCTGGAAAATGAGTTGACTTGGTAGCTACAATGGAGTTTGGTTTTGCTATTGCAAATAACATAGCAGGACTTGGTTATACTGTTGCAGCAGGTATAAATGTAACTGTCTAATTGTACTATATAACTTTGCTAAGGGGGTACAATATGTACCCTCCTTGGTAAAGGCTTTACATATTATAAATAGTAAAAATGCTAAAAACTTTATTAAACATATCCGACACAGAGCAATTAGTTAGCACAGTAAATGGTAAAGAAATGGTAAAGCCTGGTGCTACTTTTGAAACAGAAAAAGCAGACGAGCTATTAAGAAATTACAAAAGCTTGTTTGAGTTAGTACCTGACGAGGAAAAAGAAAACGGACCAATAGAAAATACAGAAAATGAGGAGGAGGAAATAGTAAAAAAGCCAGTAAAAAAGAGTTTTAAAAATAAATAATGCTACTATGTATGTAACACTTGCAGAGTTTAAAGACTATATAGGTGTAAGCTGAGACCAAAGCGACAGCACCCTAACCACTTTATTACAAAGTGCTGAGGAATTACTAAACAAATTATGTGGAGTAACTACTTTTGATCAAACAGAGGGTGAGGAATTAGTAGACCTTAGAAAAGTTTATACAAATCTTAATGGCCTAAATATATACTTAACAAATAAGCCAGTACAAAGCATATTACAGGTAGACGGTACAGACTATAACGGTGTACTTGGTGTGGACTATATAATTGTACAGGATCGTAAAGTAATATTTAAAAGTTTGAGTGTAAACGACAATTTTGGCTTTATGAGAATAAAATATAAACGAGGTTATAATAGAGCTGCTTTGGTTGGCGATGCAACAGTAGACCAGTTACCAAAGGATATAAAAACTATGGTAATGATGCTTGCAGGTGGTATGTGGCAGACAAAGGACTACCAAGGTGTAAGCCAATATAGGCTTGGCGACGAGAGTATAAGCTTTGGTACAATAAATAACCAAACACCTGAGGAGCAATACTTTAAATTTAAAACTTTATTGGATAAATATAAAAATTTTAATTTGCCTTGCTAAAAAATGAGCATGTTATTTAATAAAAAAGCACAATTATACACCTATACAAGGGATGCCAACCAGGTAAGTACATATACAGCTGGTGCTATGTTTGCATGTGCAATACAGCCAGTAGGTACCAAGGACGGTTTTGAACAAGGCACAATGTACAATGTAAAAAAAATGTACACACAAAAAAGCCTAAGGGTTGGCGATAAATTAGTAATTGACGGTATAGACTACATAGTAAATAACATTGAGGACTGGCAAGGTACAAAAAGGAATTTTTACAAAGTAATTATACAAAAATCTAATGGTAGTTAGTGTAAAGGCCGACGGTGATATAGAAAAGGTAAAGCAGTTAAGCCAAAATATTGGTTTTTCTGTGGAGTTATTGCTACAAAAAATAAGCCAAAAGGTCCAAAACTATGCCAAAGAAAATGCACCAGTAGGAGAGTACAAAAACGGTAGGCAGTGAGGTACTTTGAGGAGGAGTATAAGCCATAATTGGGATAGTGTAAAACAAGGTATAGCCATAGTGGGTAGCCCTGTTGCATATTCTCGTAGGAGAGAGTACGAAAATAACCTACACCCATGGACAAAATACTACTTAAAAAGGTGATATACTGAGCATGTGCCTGAGTTTAAAGAAATAATAAAAAATGCTTTATCCGAAAAACTTAACTAATGACAGCGACCACATATAGTTTTAAAACAATAGGAGATACTATATACAATAAAATGTTGGAGATCAAAAACACCGACAAAAGAGTGGGTGCTGTTTATAATTACGATGTAAAAGTAGAGGGAGGTATAAGCCTACCTGCAATTATTATTACTCCTGGTAGTGGTAGTAGTGGTTACTTAGATACATGTAACTACACAAACCAGGTAAATTATGAGGTAAGGTTGGTGGACAGGATCCAGGATAATATAGCAACTGTGGAGGACAACCTAAGGGTAGTTGCCGACATGGTAATGGCTAAATTACAGGAAATAGGGACAATTACTTGGAGTAATAATAATTGATACACGGTTAAGTGTGAGTTTGACTATTTACGAGGTTTTACGGACACACAGGAGCCTTTAAGGGTTTTCCAGGTTACATGTAAATTTATAACTATAAATAAATAACCATGGCAAAAAAAAGATGTATAGACGGAGCATGCGAGGTAAACGACGACAGCTCTATTATAGAAAAAAAAGAGGCAGGGCAAAAAAGGTTTAGTTTTCCAAAGTTTGGTGTAAGTGTTTTGGCTAAAAGTTTGGAGGAGGCAGAGGAAAAAATAAAGGCCCTAACAGGTGGAGATTATGAAAACAAATCTATTTAGTTTATAATAAATTACAAAATGTCTAATGCTTATATTGGTAGGAGGTCTGCAATAGGACTTTGAAAAGAGGCAACGGCAGGTACAGCCGTTAGTGCTCAGGTATGGATCCCAAAAGAGGGAGGTGTATTAAACCCAAGTTTTGAGGAGGCTGTGGACAGCTCAGGTTACGGAGTTATTGACGAGGTATACGAAAGCTACACCACTAAAAATACATCGGCAATTACTTTAACAGGTATTGTAAGGGACGACTTTATAGGTTACCTATTATTAGGTGCTCTATGAAAATACACAAAATTATACTGTGTAACAGGTACACCAAGTGGTGGTACTCCTGCAAGGGGTGATGTAGTAGCTAATGGAGGTGTGCTAAAAAAAATTATAGAAATAAACAGCACAACTTATTACTTTTTTGATAAAGCCCAAACAGGTAGTATTACAGACGGTACATGGACTATGACAGCTACTGCTGTAAGTGGTGTTAATGCTCACTTTTTTGAGAGGTTAAACAGTAACAACCACCCTACTTTTACTTTGTACGACGACGACCCAATAGCTGGTGCAAAAGCTCCATACTGTATGGTAAATAGCTTTGAGCTAACATGCGAGGTAGCAGACTATGTAAAGTTTAGTGCAGAGTTTATGGGTAAACAAATGCAAAGTGCAACAGGTAACAACCCAGCATATAGCGACGAGGCACCATTTTTGGCAAGCATGGCTGGTGTAAGCTTTGCTAATAATGAAACAGGGCTAAATAATGCAAGTACACAATGTATGCAAAATTTTAGGCTAACGATCAATAAAAACTTAACAGACATACAATGCTTTGGTAGTACAGATATAGATAGCCTACACAACCAACAATTTACAGTGGACTGAGATTTTGAGGCACTATATACAAGTACAACACTAAGGGACTATGTAATAAACAGCGATAAAAAAGCTCTAAGGTTTTTTGCAGAGAATACTAATGCAGATGCTTTGGCTACATGAATTTACCCAGCTATTTATATTGACTGTATGAAAGTTGGACTAAATGAGTGGACAAAAACAGATAGTAATAACGATATAGTAAAGCAAACAATGTGATTTACAGCACAGTACGATAATGCTACTAATGCAACTATTGAGGTATTGCTATTAAACAGCAACAGTACAGGTTACTAATGACCAATAAGCTGTGGAGCCTACCAACGGTGCTAAAAGACACGGCTTTATATAATGCAGTTTTGGGTGGTTTTAGGTTTTGCTCTTGTTTTCCTACTACCACCCTACTTAAAACAGGAGCTTATTTAATTTATAAAAAACAAGGCAATGGAAATTACAATTAACGGTACAGCAAAAAATGTGGAATTTAAACCAATTTATACAAGGCTGGTAGATCGTGAATTTAACAACATTTTATTTGGTAACAGTAAAGCCAGCACCAAATCAAATGATGTTGAAATTGAACTAAAAAACATGCAACTGGCAAACGATTATTTAGTTATGGCAATGACCAACCTAACACAGGAGGATATAGACCAAATGGATACAAACAGCTACAACGAAATACTAAAAAAGGTGGCTGAGATCAAAAATGGGAGTAACTAACGACGAAATTATAACCCAATTTATAAGGACTTTGAGGACTGGGCATAGTGTAAGTAAGGAGCACAGGGACTACATACTTATTAAAGAGCTTTACCACTGTACACCAAGCGAGCTTGACAACCAAAACGAGCACATGCTACAATTACACTATACCATGCTAATGGAGGAGAGAAAATGGGAACACATAGAAAACGAAAGGGCAAAGCAAAGGCAAAAAAATTCACATAAATAATTATAAAAAATATGGCTGATACAAACTATGTAATAGATCTAATATTGGAGGCCAAAAACAATGCAACGGCCGAGCTTAATAAAATTGGTGGTAATATAGACCAACTAAAAGAAAAAAGTGTAAAAATGTCTGAGAGTACCAAAACTGCTTTAAAGGCTGTGGGTGCTGCTGCAACGGCTGTGGCTGGTGCTGTAATTGCAGTAGGTAAAAAAGCCGTAGACAGTGCAGTACAAATGGAGCCTATAAGAAATAGTTTTAAAAGGCTAAGCGACGATGCTGGTATAAGTGCTGACGAAATGCTAAAAGCTATGCAAAAAGCCAGCAAAGGTACAGTATCCGATTTTGAGTTAATGAGTGCAGCAAATAAAGCATATACATTATGAGTTGTAAATAATACAGAGGACATGGCCATGTTAATGGAGTGAGCCAGGCTAAAAGGACAGGCCATGGGTAGAACTATGGAGGAGGCCTTGGACGACATTGTAACATGACTTGGTAGGTGATCTGTACAAATTTTGGATAACTTGGGTATTGTAGTAAAGCAGGAGGAGGCACAAGAAAGATATGCAGCAATGCTTGGTAAAACTACAAAAGAACTAACGGCACAGGAAAAAGCCGAGGCTTTACAGGTAGTAACATTGCAGGCTTTAAAGGAGGAAATGGAAAAAGTAGGAGAGGTACCATTGACTATGGCAGAGAGACAAGCCCAACTAAATGCAACTTGGGAAAATACAAAAACAGTACTTGGGGAGGCCTTAGTACCAGTATTGGAAAAATTACTAAACTTTTTACAGCCAATACTGGATAAAGTAGCAGACTTTATAGCAAATAATAGCGAGCTGGTAGCAGGTACTATGAAATGGGTAGCTGGTATAGCTGCTTTGGTTGCAGGTTTAAGTGGTTTGGCTTTGGCTTTGCCAGCAATTACCACAGCAATAGGTACACTAACAGGGCCAATAGGTTGGGTAATAGCTGCAATAGGGCTACTTGCAACAGCTTGGAGAAATGACCGAGGAGGAATACAGGAAAAAACCAAAGAGGTAATAGACTTTGTAAAGCCTTATATTGAGCAACGAATAGCAGGGCTCCAAAAGTTTTGGGAGGAACACTGAGAGACTATAAAAGTATATTTACAGGCTTTTTGGGACTGGATCCAGTTTTTAATTAGTACAGCATTGGATACAATAAAGCTTGTTTTTGAGTGATTTTTTACAGCTATTGGTGTTTTAATGGATGTATTTAACTGAGACTGGCAAGGGGCATGGAATAAAATAAAGGCTTTTGGTGAGAGTATAGCAAAGACCATAGATAGTATAATGACAAATGCTTTTGGTGATATGTGGAAAAATATAAAAGACGGTATACTAAGTACATACGACTGGATAAAAGAAAAAATAGGGCAATTAGTAGACTGGATAGAAAATGCAGTAAGAAGGCTTAGGCAAGCTTGGGAAAGTGCCAAAGAGTTTGTGGGTGGTGTATTTGGAGGTGGTACCAGGGCAAGCTGAGGGCCAGTATACCAAGGACAAAGCTACTTAGTTTGAGAAAATGGGCCAGAAATGTTTGTACCAAGCCAAAATGGTAGGATCGTAAAAAATGAGGAATTGGACAGCATGGGTGGTGGTAACCCAATTACTGTAAATATAAACATGGGAGGTGTGGCAGTATCAAACGAGGCAGACGAGCAAAGCCTGGCAAATACAATAGCTGAGACTATAACAAGGCAATTAGAGCTTTACAAAAAAGGTATTTATTAAACTAATATATAAAATATGCCTGATCTATGACACTTTAATAGTATATTGTTTAACGGTGGTAAAAGAGGTGCAACCTGAGCTGGTGCAGACGACATAGTATTTAACGGCTTTGGTTTGCAAAACCAAAACTTTGTAACCAGCGATATAAATTTTTGGAATATGCCAAAAATAAACCTGTTAACATACGACAACCCTAAAAACGACGGTGGTGGTGTTTTAGATAGGTTTTATAAGCAAAGGACTATAACACTGGCTGGTAGCATACTTGGTGCAGACAGCGAGGATATAGAAAACAAAATAGATGCCTTAAAAAAGGCACTGAGTGTTAAAACAGGTTACTTAGATTTTAAAGTTAATGGAGTTTACCGTAGGATATTATGTAGCCTAACAAACAGCGATATAATAAACAGGGCCCACTATGATGTGGACAAAGGTAAATTTAAGCTAACTTTTACAGCATTGGATCCATTTTGGAGCGAAAAAGTTTGGAGCAGTGCTTTATTTACAAGTGTAAATGCTGAAATAAACGAGGATATAAATAACGAGGGTAGCCAGTACAGCAACCCTATAATAAACATACTGGTAAATAGTGCCAGCAGTGTTACACAGTTAAAAGTAAAAATTTGAGACAACCAAATAATAATAAATGAGACTATAAATACAGACGATATTGTGGAAATAGACACGATAAACAAGGTGGTAACTATAAACGATGCCAGCATAGATTTTGGTGGTAAATTTCCAAAATTAGAGGCTGGTGTAAATAATCTAAATGTAGTAAGTAATGGTACATACAATTACGACATAAGTGTTTTATTTAGTAAAAATTACTTGTAATGCCAACAGCCAGCGAGGTAATAATTACATGATCCATGCAAGTTGGGGCTACCCTTACGGTAAGTTACCAATACACAGGCACTAACCCTGAGTGAGCCACTGAGTACCAGTGGTATAGAAATGGGGAGGCTATTATTGGCGAGACAAGTAATACATACACCTTGCTAATAACAGACCAAACATGCGATATAGTTTGTGGAGTTTGCCCAATAGACGACCAAGGTAATGTTGGGGAGGTGGTTTATAGTGAGCCATTGGACATCCAATACTATGCAGTAACAGTAGAGCCAATAGAAAAACAATACATAGTAAAGCTATATAATGCTAACATGCAATTTGTAAAGGTTTTACCTGCTGGTTTAATTACTAACGATATAAGCTTTACAGAGAGCATAGATGCAGGACAGGGAGAAATGAGCCTAAATGTAAACCTG